AAACCGTTGCCCATACTAGAGAACATCTCCATACGGTGGGATTCTCCAAGAACTTCCACTTCATGGCACCGTATCATATCAAGATACAGGAACCACTCATCTGGTAGCAAAGAACGAACAACCTCCCTACTGATCGTATCACTCGCACTAGACATATCGACGGTGGCCAAATTATTAGTAAGGCTGCCTTCGAGAGCTAGAGATCGATTGATAGATTGATCATTAAGGTTGATGCCGTAGCGCCTTAAGCGCTGTCGGATATGATTACCGACTCCTTTTTGAAGAAACATATTGATGTCAGGCTCTTTACAAGCGCATCGATCAATATCCGTTTTCTTTGGAACGGTGAACAATACGGAACCCTTAACAACCCTCGGGTTGAGAAAAGCTCCGTATTGCCGAAGCAGTGGGGCCTCCCGATCAATAACCGGGAGGATTACCATCGCTTCTTCGGTGATGTCAGCCTTACCGATGTACTTAAGAGCTGGATGGCTCTCAGTACGACGACGACTCGTAGACGCGCCGCCCGAGAATGATCCTACTGTAACCCCATCTTTTAAGGGCCCCAGTAGGTCTCGGACAAACCGTCGACAGAACCGCAGAAAGGACTTGTATGTAACCCTATTGAGAATATTATACTCAGGGTCAAAACCACTCACCCGTAGGTTTGTGATCCGATTCCTTTCCTCGCACTCCATGAACTTACGGATGGCAGCTGCCCTCCGTTCGTCTGCTGGAGTGAGGGATTCCTCACAGTATTTAGTAAGGAATTCCCGTTTGAGGTAGGAAGTCGCAAAGTCCTCTCCTCCGACAATGGAATTTGCAAGTCCAATGACGGAGATTCGGGCTGCCTCGGATAGACGGTGGTTGGCATCTGCCTTACGTCGTCTAACCGACTTTTGCTTCCTTCGATGCTCTTGCATTCTTCACTTCCTTTTGGATAGGAGAAGCTAACTACGATCGAAACCGTAGTAAGAGTAGCGCAGACAGCAATCACCAGGGTGATAAACCGCCTGCTCTTCTCGCGTTCAAGAAACTCGGACAAATCAATAAATATCCGAGAGATTAACGAACGTGTCATTAATCTGAGTCTGGGCCGCAGCAAGACTGTTTACAAGCAGTCCTACGCAGTCTGCTCGTTCCTGAGTGGACGAGAGTTCATCGAACACCGCCGAAACCTCGATATAAGCGGTACG